GTCTAGGCTGGGCCAGGCCGATCCTGGCACGGCCAGGCCCAGCCTAGACAGCCGCGCCTGGCCGAGCGACGCCTCACCGTGCCCAGCCGGGGACCCCTCGCGATGCCCCGGCAGCCCTGCCGCGCGATGCCGAGCGATCCGTGCCGCCCAAGCCACGCACTGCCTTGACGGCCTTGCCCTCCGTGCCAGGCCTCGCCTAGCCAGGCCACGTCTGACCAGGCCGCGCGGCGCCACGCGAAAACGGCCGTGCCGAAACACGCTGTGCCGCGTCAAGCCACGCGATGCCTTGCGCCTCCGGCCTTGCCTCGCCAGTCAGCACCGGGCCTTGCCATGCATCTCCGGCCGCCCATGCCGCCTAAGCCACACGGTGCCATGCGTCTCCGGCCTAGCCACCCAGGCCTTGCAGCGCCGGGCCTTGCCATGCATCTCCGGCCGTCCATACCCTGGCTTGCATCTCCTGGCCCAGCCCTGACAGCCTAGCCGGGACGAGCCCCGCAACCCACGCCGCGCCCTGCCTCCCGGCCGAGCCATGCCTCGCCACGCCTCGCCTCCCGACCGAAACCACGCCACGCCATGACGCACCGGCCGCGCCGTGCCTTGCCGTGCCTGGCCCATCCAGGCTATCCGGGCCGGGCCCTGATCTTCCGCAAGTTTATAGCGAATCAGCGTCAGCCGGCAGCTCATCGCCATTCTGCAACCCGGCCTGGCGGCGGACGCCGACCACGCGGGGATCCTTGTAGCCGGCCGGGGCGTCGGCCGTGGTCCACTCGCGGACCTCCTGGACCTCGCCGTTGGGCCTCATCACCGGGGTCTGGTGCTCCTCCCCCTCCAGCGGCCTGCGCTCGCGGGCGCGGGCCAGGTCCCGGGTCCGGGCGGTGCGCCGGAACAGGGCGGCCTCGCTCGGCATGCCCTTGCGTTCCTCATCGGACTCCTCGGGGCGCTGGGACTGGTCGCCGGGGCCCTCGTCCTCCTCGCCCTCGGGCGGGGCAGCGGGCGGCTCGCCCTCGGCCTGCTCTTCCTCCTCCATGTCCTCCGGGCCGGGCGCCAGGGCCAGCAGGGGCCCTCCCGGCGGGGGCTCAGTGCCGAGCCGGGGCAGCGGCATGCCGCCCATGGAGATGCCCGGCGGGATGCCCTCGACCTGGGCGACGGGCGCGAAGTCGGCGGCCAGGTCCTGCGGCACCGGCAGGCCCTGGTCGCGCAGCGCGATGTAGGTCTGCTTGCGGGTGTCCTGCTCGGCCACGGCCTGGGCGACGGCCTCGTCCTGGGACCGGTTGACCTCCTCGTCCAGGTCCAGGTCCAGGTTGCGGGTCCGGGTCCGCTGGGAGATCGGGATGCCGCTGGCGCGCAGCGCCTCGACGAACTGGCGGGTCGCGTCCTCGTCCTTCAGGTTGAGCACCTTGAACCGGCGGTCGGGGACCAGCAGCCGGGGCTGCTCGACGAGGCGCTTCTCGCCGGTCTCCTCGTCGGTCTCCAGCACCTCCTCCATGATCACGTAGCGCTTGCCGCCGTGCTCGTTGTAGTCGTAATGCTCCTGCGCCTCGGCCACCACCATGGCCCGCTGCCGGAAGTGCCGCGCCTGGAACCGCTGGTACTTGGCCATCAGCATGGTGACCAGTTCCTTGTTCAGCGCGTCGGCTGCGTAAGTCTGGCCGCTGTTGTGCACCACGAAGTCATCGGCCAGGAAGTTGTGCGGCTCGCCATCCATCCGCAGGTCGTAAGTAGATTCCTGGCCGCAGGGCGTGATCGAGGACACCTTGTCAATGCCGACCTGCCAGAGCACGTTCCCGGTGTGGTCGTGATAACCGCCGTGGTGCTCGGCGTGCGTGCTGATCACCAGGTTGCCCGGGTCGTTGTTTTGCGTGTCCTCGTTATCGTGGTGGACGTGCAGCGATGAGGGCAGGAAGACCAGCTCCTTGCTGCGCACCGGGTCAGTGCGCAGGATCTCCACGAACTCCTCGTACGGCAGCTCGTTGAGCGCCGCCTCCATGACCAGCCGGTGCTGGTAGACCTTAAACCGCCGCTTGCCCCGGTGCAGCCCGTCGTTGCTCTGATGCGGGTGATACAGCGTGTGCACGACACGATAGCTCTTGTTCCATTCCCGGCCCCGGGCGCTGTGCCCGGTATTCACCCGGAGTTCGTCGCCGGGCTTCAGGTCCCGCAGCTTCACCCACCGGCCGCCGGCGACCTGGAACGGGTGCTCGGCCGAGGCCCTGATGCTGCGCCCGCCCTCGGTCCTGACCTCGAAGACATCCTTGACGCCCGAGCACCAGGCAGCGTCCAGGCGGCCCAGCCGGACCACGCCGCCATCGGCACGTGCCACGAGCGTCGGGATCTCGGGATCCCACCGCCTGCCGGGGAGATAGTCATCCTCCCCGTTGAACCGGGCCACCAGGTCCTTGATCTTCATCTGGAAGCCCTTGCCGGCCCGGCTGACGTGGATCATCACATCACCAGTCAAGCACTGCGCTCCCATCAGGAACGTTCTGCTCAGGCCGAACACCTGCAGGATGGAGTCCTCGATCCGCTCGAAGTCCGGGGTCAGGTCGGGCATGTTCTCGCGGCCGAGCACCGGCAGCATCTCGACGGCGAAGTTGTAGATCAGCGCGCGGAAGTCGCCGGCCAGGGCGGCGTCCAGGGCCAGCTCGAAGTTCTCCAGGTCGTCGTCGGTGGGGATCCACGGCTGGGAGGTGCCCAGGTCGGTGGCGCTGGCGCCGAGCTTGCACAGGATCAGCGGGGTGTACAGCCGGTCGGCGATCGAGTCCAGTGCGGTGTTGAGCATCTCCTTCTGCAGCATCGAGCGCATCGCCCGGGTCAGCAGCGGCACGCCGCGCACGTTGAACGTGTCGCCCCGGAACTTCAGCTGCTTCAGCAGGATGTTGCTGACCGGCATGAAGGTGTTCTCGGCGGTGTAGGCGGTCAGCTCGGGGTACTCGGCGACCAGCCGGTTGTACTCCCAGGCGGGCTGGCGGGTCTGCAGGATCTGCCGGATGGTCCAGGGCAGCCGGATGAAGTACCGGGGCTCCTTCAGGAACGGGCTGCGCTCGACCTTGACGTCATCGGGGTTGAGCAGCTCCTCGTCGTCCCAGATGCCCAGGTCCTCGTTGAAGGTGGCGAACGGCCAGGCCTCGCCGGAGGTCCAGTACTCCCGGCCGATGTCGACGGTGAACTCCTCGTAGTCCAGGTGCTCCTCGGTGAAGAACAGGTCGCCGTAGAAGTCCTCCAGCCGGGGGTCCTTGCACTCCAGGTGGTCGCCCATGGTGGGGAACTTGGAGAAGATGTCGACGCAGCTGCCGATGATCGGGTCGGTCTGGTACAGCAGCCGGCAGAAGGCCCGGACCTTGGCCAGCTCCTCGTTCTGGCTGAAGTCGTAGGGCAGGTTATTCTGGCGCCAGTAGAACAAAGGATCGCGCGGGCGGCCGGTGGCGAACTGGATGTCGCCGAAACCTCCGGAAGCTCCCCCGGCGCCGCCGGCCCCGTAGGCGCCCGTGCGGCGCATCACCGAGCGGTTCTTGCGGGCCTCGGCTACCTCGGGGGTCATCGTCCCGGCCCGGCTGGCGCCGAGCGCCAGCATCCGGCTCATGCCCTCGCTGACCCGGCGGTCACGGTCCAGGGCGGCCTGGGCGGAGAACTGGAACTTCACGAGGCCGCCCGGGAGCCCTTGATGCGGTGCTCACCCAGCCAGGCCGTGTCGTGCTGGCGGGTGTAGGCGGGATCGAACTTCTCGGGGTAGTCGACCAGCGTGCAGCCGGGCACGTCGTGGTCATGGGCCGGGCACTCGATCGCGTGGCCGTAGGGCCGGTCGGTGGCGTGGTCCATGTAGCCCTGGTACCAGGAGTCGGGCTCGCCGCGCAGGTCCGCTTCCTCCAGCGGGGACCGCCCGGCGATCTCGTGCTCGTAGGCGTTCTCCGAGGCGGAGTAGCCCTCGTCGTACTTGGCGCGGTGGTGCGGGGTGTCGCCGGTCGTCAGGTATCCCTGGCGGACCAGCCGGATGACGGCCGGGGAGAAGCCGGAGTGCAGGATGGCCAGGTGCCGGACGTAGCGGTCCTCGTC